CTCGTAGTTATCAAACTCTACTACCTTTTTGTTACTTTTAGGCATATAGTTAGGATCCTGTGATGAAGCTAATCCATCGGGATCTAATTGGAAAGTGACCTTACCTGGATTCTCTGGGTCAAGTCCTTCCTGTCTAGTCATATGGTAAACAGTATAAGGTAGTACGTTGTATACTCCAAATTCTTCTGCAATCTCTAATTTTAGGAAGAAATCACCGTATTTACACATATTTCTAGTCCATGACCATAAATTAAATTCTATATTAAGTACATCATAGAATAAATTGTAAAGTACTTTTTGTATATTTTCATCTGAAGATTTAATGGAAAGTACCTCTCCCATGTCATTCTTGAGAGTTGCTTCATCTGCTAGTATATCTAGGGTAGAAGCAATTAGTGGATCGGTATCCATTGCTTCGTAGTCAGAATATAACTGTATACGAAGTGTCTGGTAATTCAGATTGGGGTTGAATATATTCTTATTATTATAGATGTAGAGTCTTGAGAATCTATCTATTAAAGAATTAGTTTGATACCTACCTGTGGTTTGTATCTGATTTACGTCGGCAACTTTAAGTTGGTCACCTCCGATGTTTCTTATTACTACATCGGAAGAAAAAAGTCTACCTAGTCTTTTAAATAGTGAAGTATCTGCCATCTATACAGTTTATTTATAAATATGGTTTATCCAATTAACCAAGAGATATCTTCTTGGCCGTGTTGTGTTTTAACAATATACGGATTATTTCCTTGGGAAGCAACTGTTGATATAACAGCTTGGTTTTTTGCATTAAGATTAGTAAATGATGATAATTGTGCTCTAGCTAGGTCCATTCCCTGTTGTCTTAGTCTTAATGCAGTATCCCTAACATACAGTGCTGTAGCAAGTGCCATTAGTAAATCATCATTGTAATTTGTCTGTGCCTGTGGTTTACCGTTCTTCCATACGAATACTCTCATCTCACCTAAAGTACGTTTAGACTGTATTGTAACAGCTTTTTCACGTACATACTCCATTGCTTTGGCTATCACTAACGGCCTTGTCCTAACCGACATTGTAAAGCCTGGTACTAGTTGATCTCTTTCGTATTTAGTCATATATGATTCTACAGTATCCATTTGACTTTTAGCGCTATAATATAAATTCCTGTATTCTCTTTCTAGTATCTGTTCTATTGTAGCCCATCCAATATTTGCATTTTCTACTACAAGTAGTGCATCGTTGTATTCGGCTGCTATAGCTACTAAAACGTTTCCGTAATCTTTAGGAGATAATTTTCCTTTATATTCCCCTACTTGAACGCATGTTTCTATATCAAAAACGTGAAATGCAGAATAATCTTTAGAGTCTCCTCTAGCGACATCTGCTACGACCATATAAGATTTAGAGTAATCTGGCTGTTCCCATATCCATAAATTACCGTCTATACCTCTTTTTTCTACAGGCTCTTTTAAGTACGTTTGTTCGTAGAAACTTAAATCTTCTGGTTCAAATACTGTATCACCGGATGCTAAGAAATCACAATCACATTCCTGTCCTGCCATTCTAGGTCCTAGGTCCCTGTCTTGTTGTTCTCTCCATTCTTCGTTTCTTTCTGGATGGACTGTCCAAGGTAGTCTTATAGGTAAAAATGAATTATCGCCAGCTTCAGCTTTATCCCATGTCTGATGAAACCAGTTACCAATTCCGTTAGGGGTTGATAGTGCCATACATTGTCCACCGGTAGCTAGTGTTTGCTGTGCTGCAGTAAATGTTTCTGCAATATTATCTATAAACGCTGCTTCATCTATTAGTAACAGTGATACTGCTTCAGATCTTGCAGCATCTGCATTAGATGATTTAGCTGTTATTTTTGAACCGTTTTTAAGTCTAAGTGATAATTTATTCTTTTCTACCGCTGGAAGTTTTAACCACTTAGGTAGCTCATCGTACATAAACATTGTCTTTGTAACAAGGTTTCTTGCAGTTGCTTGTGTAGTTGCTAAAGCTAATACGTTTTTATCTTTATGAAATAACATCAACCATAAACTATAAGCAGCTGCTAAAGTTGAAATACCTAACTGTCTAGATTTTAAAGTAATAATGTACTGTTGGTCTCTAAATAAGTGTAGTACTTCTGATTGAAAAGGGTATAAATTAAAAAGAATCCTACCTCTAGTAGGGTGTTGAATATGACAGTACTTCTTCATGAAGTACGCCGGATCTTTAGCGCACTTGATATATTCCTGTGCGATTATTTTTTTTATGTCTTGTGCCATAACTTATTTAATTTACCCAAATAGGGCCATATAGTCAACCTTTACCTCTCCTGCAGATATACTTACATGGTCTAGTAGGTTTACATCTAATGCTTCTTCAGTTACGTGAAAAAAGTGAATGTCTCCATTTTTTAAAGTAGATGCTATATAATTACCGAACCCTGGTTTTACTTTAAATTTTTCTTTTGCTATCCTTCCTAACGTCTTAGAAGCAGCTTCTTCAGGTGATTTAGGATTCTGTAACACCCTGTCAACCATATCAATTTTCTCTTTTAAAGATTTAATAAAATCAAATTGTGATGCAGCAGCTAAAAAGCCTGGTGCGTTTTTAACTTTAAAATAAAATTCAAAAGCTCTAATTAACTCATCTTTAGTGAAGCTTGTAGGTCTAACTACTTTAGCTTCTGACTCCATATTTAAAACTGAGCTAAGGGCCTGTATTCCGAATACTACTGTTAGTAGTACTAAGTTTGTTTTTTGACTACCGAATTTACCTAATGTTATTTTCCCGTTATGTGACTTATAGGCTTTTACTTCCGCCTTTACCGACCCTATTGTTAAGTCTGGTTCAGAACCTCCTCTGTTATCAGAACAGGTAATCGGATTCTTCTGATACTGGAACAGCCAGTATAATGCTAATTCTCCTGGACCGACTGTTTGGTCGCCAGCATTCATAGGAAACATCTTCTGGTAAGTAGCTAAATCATCAGAATGTACTTTCATATCTCCTGAACCTTGAGGCTGTGAGTATTTACCTTTTGCTTGAGGTATAACGGGAAAGCCGTTATCCATTAGGTAGCTATCATACTGTGGTGCAGCTTCTGTTATTACTTCAGGTACCGATAGTTCTGATATTAGTCTATCTAGTATAGCTTTATCTTCTAAGTTATTGATATCAGGTACTCCGGTTGTAGTCCTCCAAGCCCATTCAGTATACAATTTATCTATTCCATTCATATTACTACTATATGATTATTTTTATTTTATTTATGCTTCTGGCTCTTCTCCTGCTTCGAAATCTATATCTCCTGATGTGTCGGTTGGTTCTTCTGCTCCTCCTGCATCGTCAAAGCCAGCTTCACCGCCTGCTTCTCCTCCACCTTCTTCTCCGGGGAAGTCTCCTCCACCGCCTCCGCCGCCGAAGTCTGCTTCTCCTGCTTCTCCTTCGCCTTCTTCTCCTGCTCCTTTAAGAGGTGCTTCTTGGTAAAGTCTAGCTAATTTATCTAAAGCTTGTTGGAATTCACTTATGTTACCTAACATATACCTTTTACCTAATATATGAGCTTGGAAGTTCTTTCCGGTCCATTTTAAAGTAAAGTCTTGTCCGTTTACTAAGTTAACTCTAAATGTGGTTGGTTTAGGAGAAACCCAATCGATTGTATCCACAAATTCTTTAAAGTCCTCTGTCATTAATTTAACTAACGTTAATTTAAGAGTAGGAAACTTTTCTAACATTGTATCTGTAGCATCTTCTAATACTGTCTCTTCTGATGCTTTTTCATCTCCTACCGGGTCTTCCGGTGAAGGTTCTTCTGCTTCTCCTAATGGACGTCCGTCGTCGTCGTAAGCTACTCCATGATCTTCTTCATCATCTTTTTGCATTTGATCAGGGTCATAACTTTCTCTAAGAACTTGTATATAAGCTTCTTCAATTAACTTTTTTAGGTCTTTTACTTTCATACTTTATTATTTAGTTCTGCAGTGAGACTTTCCTTTTAGAAAAGGTCTTTTGCAGTTTCCTTTAACATGTACTCTACCGCATTTACCGCAGCATGTTGCTTCTTCATTAACAACTCCTTCATCGTAAGCGTCAATTATATATGCATCTCTTATTGCTTCAATTACTTCTAATGCTGCT